TTTTATTCCGTAAAATATTTAACTCGAACAGTTAATTCCCATATCTGCCATTTTTTATTTCTTCTTTAATTCTGTAGCTAATTTGTAATTTCGTCGCAATATTCCTTCGAGCCTGTCACTTATACCTTTAACACCCAGTTTGCACCTGTCCAGAGCGTGTGTTTCCCATGCGAGTCTGTTATCAGGATGGAAATGAACGACCTTAACGGGCTTGAAACTTTCCTCCCATCTTCCCCTGTAATTCGAGCATCCCACGTTATAGGTGAAATTCAACTTAGTCACCCTATCGCTGTGTTTTTTGAAAACCCTGTTCAGAACATTTTCTTCTCGAATCGCTCCCTCGGTCTCTATCGTATCTATAATCTCATTTACTATGTCCAGAGCAGAGACTTTCCAGAAGATAGAGCCGCCGTTAAACTTGCGATTGTCGTAGGTTGTCGCACCTACGTCTTTTATCTCAGGAGAATCGAACCATACATTCTGCCAGGCGTCGAGATCGTGAGACCATAAGAAATCATAATACTCGAGCGCATACCTAACGGCATACATCTTACTTCCCGTCAGGCATTGTGGATTGAACTCTGTTTTACGAGCCTTAACTCCCATGTATTCATAATCGAAGTTGGTGACAAGAAGGATATTTTCAGGAAGCCAGCCAACGTCCAGACTATTCAGAATCTGGGCATCCAACATGACCTTAATCTTATCACGATTATTCTTGGTCGCATTAGCTGTAAGAAGATTTACCATACTTCCACCTTCTCCCTGAAGTTCTTCATAACAGTTGCCCGACCCCATTTCTTGCCTTTGTTTGCTACGAATTTACCTTCCGCTACATTCATCTGAGATAACAGTCGGTTTTCCCTGCGGGTATCGTCCCAATGATATTCGAGATTCTTGTCTTTGTCTTTTTTCCATGTCTTTATCCTCTCGCAGAACTGACCACCCCATTTATCCAGCTTAAATCCCATGCACTCTGCACGAATCAACAGGTCGGTATCATCGTAGCCATACCCTTTAATATCCTCATCGTAGCCGCCAAGCGATATGAATTCATGCCGATAGAATCCTATCCTCCCGTGAAGGAACTGGCGGCTCTTTCCGAAAATGACCTTCTCAGAAAAAATATCTGCTGTTTTATTCAATCTTTCAGCAAAACTCATTATCGGCGGGTCATTCGGATTGACTGTATAGTTATCGGCGTCGAGATTATTTACAATCTCTCCAGTCGCCAATTTGAAGGCCACATTCCGAGAATAGGACATATCGAAATACTCCGGTCCCTCAATGCGATAGTATTTCAACCTGCCGCTTACAATGTGCTCCATCATATTTTCTCTAACCCACTCTCCCAGACCGTCCGATGAATTGTAGTCCAATAGAACGAACTCAAGATTCGGATAGTGCTCATTGGCAAAGATATTAAAAGGAAGAGTTTCACGAATATCGTTCAACCTGTTCATACAGGTTGTGCAGAAACTTATATTCCTTTCAACAAAAGCGTCCGACCGCTTGATAATCCACTGGGTCTTATTATCTCTCAGGTATAGTTCGTATTGAGGATTCGACAACAGCCACTCCTCGATAGCCTTATGTACTCCGTAGTGCTTGTGTGTCGGCCTATCGTACCAGTCATGGCCTGCGATAAGACCTGTGTCTTTGACCTTCTCAGAGACAATCTCAAGCTCTTTAAGAGTATCTTCATATTCGTGGGTAGAATCTATATATAACCAGTCAAAGAAGCCATCGGGAAGGTCTTTGAGAAAATCAGTATCGTTATCGACTACCATTGAAGCGACTTTGTTAATATCGTTCTGACGTAATCTCTTAACGGCACATTTCCAGCAGTCCATCGTCCCTTTGCCGTTCCAGAATATATCTCCGTATTTTTTCCAATACGGGTCAATCAGATACAAACGTTTCGGGTTTAATCTTTTGAGTATCTCCGCCGAGAAATGACCTTTAAACACACCGAGCTCAGCGCATACCGAATTGAACGGCAGGAAGGCCGTGAAGTCCATTCTGTTTTCCAGCTCTACCAGTCTCAATCTATAATCTCCATCAGATTTTTAATAACATTTTTAGTATGAAAATCATTCGATATACGTATGGAATTTTGACTCATCATCTTAACTGTTTCGGGATGCTCGATTAAATATACAAGGGCTTTATGGTAATCATCGAATTTCTTACAGAGTATGCCGTTGTTCCATTTGAGAACCTGTTCGGAAGTCCCTCCTCTATCGAGAGCTACTATTGGCAGGCCGGCTATCATAGCCTCGGCAATTACCCTTGCCCACGGTTCCTCTCTTTTATAGTCGGGAAAGAATACGAATACATCGAGCGAATCGAGAAACTCAGCAACAGTCTGCTCATTTTCTCTAAGACAGCAAGCAGAAGGTATATCCTTTTTATTGCCCATCAGGCGGAACTCTGCCTGTTTATAGCTGGTTTTTATTTCATTCACTAATTTAGGCCAATCGGGATTCCATTTACTGCCGAGCCGTTTGGAATGACAGCCGAATACACTTGCCTTTTCTCTTATTCTTGTCTTTATAGTCTCAGGATTAACCGGACTTCTCAAAATATATCTCGGCAATCCCCGCACTCTTTCGTATCTGTCCTGCTTGGTTATTTCATCGAAGAATCTCCTGTTAGTAGTGACAATACTGACATCCGTATGCTTCGCTATTTCGCCCAGATGCCGTGATGGACTGACCAAAAAATTATACAGGAATATCATCTTCCTGATAATTGTCGGAGATATCGCACTATTTTGGCGGGAAGTCTTGCCGTGCCAGTAATCCAGAGTTGAAAACTCCCGACAATCGGTATTTACAACTATAACGCAAATTGCCTCAACGAAGTAATTGGGATGTGAGAATGCGTTTGGAACAATAGCAATACCTTCATCGACTAATCCGGCCAGCGATTTCGGAAAGTCTTTCTCCGCAAGAATGCACGCTTTGTGAGTAGTATACTTCTGTATCCCGTTGGCAAGCTCTACACACCGCCTCTCGGAACCGCCCGCCATATCGAATTTTGAGAATATCGCTATCAATTATAACTTAATACTCCACCTGTATAGTAAGTTTGTATCGCCCTTATTACGTCCTCGGACTTAATCATATCCATACACTTCGGTATTCGGATCGCCGGATTTGTTTTAATATCGACCGGGTTAAGGCAAGTATCTTCGGTATCTTTTTTATCACCGTCACCTACTAACTGACATCGGCTTTTCCAACATCCCCCGTTATCACAACACAACATAGCACCATTAACAGATAAATACCTATGGTGCGGATATGCCTCCCATTGAACCGGCTCTCTGCCGCCTGCAATAACAACACACGGACGATTTAATAATCCATGACTCGATTCTATTGCTGCGGCGAGGTGCATAGGCAAGCTCACTCCTGTCAATACTCCCACAGAATGATATACTAATCGTATCAACTGCCGAAGGTCGGTCTTTCCTATCAAATTTACCACACCTTTTAATTCGGGATGCCAATGTTCCTTTTGTCCTATCTGAACGAATGTTATTTTGCCTTTGAATTTATCAATAACTTTCTGATACGAAATAGGATTCCACCACTTCGCAGTAAAGTCGTATTTTCCCCCGGCATTGATAATCCAGAACTTGTTTTTAATTCCCATTTCTTCTATCTGCGAAACCCAGCTCTTTTCCTCTTTAGAGATATGAATATCGCCCTTGAATTTGGTGGGTTTTATTTTTAATTCGAGCTTTTCTTCGAGAAACTTTCTGAAACCATGAATGAAGTGATATTGACCTTCATTACTTTGATGAATCAAAGGATAATCCGCTTTAATAACCTTGCCTTTGAGTCCCCTCGTAAGATAAGGATTGTTCTCCCATAGTTCCGAACACGAAGTATTTACATCGACTTCTACTTCCGGATGCGATAGCTTCAAGTCCCTCACCGCTGCCGTTAGCATAACTATATCGCCGGGACTCTGATAGTTTTTCAGGATATATTTCATTGTGCATCTTATTACACTGCTATCAGGTATCCCCAGAGGATAGCCGTATTAGTCGCTCCGCCATCGGCACTGGTAACGGCAATCTGGATTATCACACCGGCGGCGTACGTCTTTTGCTTGACCGGTGTAGCGGCTGGAACGGGCCGCAATTCAACTTTATCCTCATCGGCGTCAAGGTTACCCAATGTCTGAGTATCGAGAAAATCAGTCAATGCCGTTGACCGGCCAATCGTTATCGTTGAGGTCGAAGCGTCCGCACCGGCAATAATATCGACATGGTCAATCACGGCTTTATATCCTGCCGGTACTGTGTAAAGAGTTGTATTGCCAGTAGCCGCAAGAGATACGGTAACTTCACCACTAAGGGGATAAATTGATTTTTCTTTAATATCTACGCTCATAATCAAACCTTTCCAGAGCCATATCTCGTCTCAGCCCATGAGGTCATTTCGCCTGTATCGTTATCCTCGGCAAAACATATCTGTCGGGCCTTCAACATTTTCCTGTTTCTTTGTATATCCAAATCCCGTCTCAATGCCTGGGCCGGATAGCCCGCACCGCAAACGGAGAAAGTCAACTTTATCGCCAAATCGTAAATGAAAATCTCAGTGAATAAATCATCGAAAAGAGTCGTATCTGTGACCTTTTTGATGTAATTGATATTCAAAGAAGTTTCATTAGTTACGATGCTTTTGCCTTCAATTTGAAATCGAGTTTCGTTGTGTTTGAGCCACTTATTTCTAAATCTTGCAAAATCAGAAGGAAGTGAATACCTATATGACCAGTAAGTCTCAGGTCGGTCTGTTATTATATCCCACTTGAAGTCTATACTATCGTCCCGAACATAATCCGTACCGTCCATGACATAATCAGTACCGTCCATAACGTAGTCCGTATTCCACGAACCCGATACATGATTCTCATTACACTTGTAGAGGACGGAACTAACCCAGACATACATATCGGTCGTATATATCGTTGCGGTCAACCACGAGCTTACCAGAGCCATTCTCGCTGATGTGAAATTCCACTCAAAAGAACGCTGTAAGGCGTTTCTTGTCTGAGCGAAAACCAAATCGAGACGTTTATAATTTACTCCGGCCGTTCCAGTCTCCGCAGTTGATGAATCACTGTAATCAATAGCCTTTTGGCCTATGAGAGATAGGCCCTGATTGCCTATTTCGAGTTCAGCTTCTGTAAGGCTCATAATATCTCCTTTTTAAGCTAAAAAGGCCATAAAATGTGTAAACATTTTACGGGAAAGCCGGGCCGGTCGAACCTTCAACAATGACAGCAGCAACGCCCGCACCACTCGCATCAATACATAATGCCGTCGCCTTAGCAACAACCAGTGCCTCATAGGGGAACTCTATTATATATTGAGAAGAAGTCGCTGCGAACGGTATCGGCCCGAGATAAATTGCCGTCAAGTCATCCGCCGTCTCACCGCCACCTATCGAAATTGTGATCGCCGATGCGCAAAATATCGATATCTTTCGGATATAGTGGCATTTACCCGCAACCGCCGCTTTCAATTCCTCACAATCGGATAAATCAGTAGAATAAAGCGATACAGTAAATGGAACTGCGTCTAATGGCGGCTTTTGCATAGTTATTGTATTTGCTGTTATTGCCATAAATCACCTGTGTCCAAATATTCTTTCGTAATTTTGTTCGTATTCCCTCGACCATCCTTCACTGATTTTAAGTCTGTATGTAGGATTGCCCTCACGGGTACAATATCCGCACTTGGAGGCCCTGCGATTGGCTTCCTCTTTTACATCCTGCTCGGAAACATTATCTGGAACAAATTCAGCACTCATTTTTTTCGGAAAAGCTGTGCGAGTCTGGGAACCCGCACAGCCATACTCCGGTTTTTTAAGGAGTTATCTGCAACATGATAAGCGGCAAAGCACTCGTTCCATTTGCGGTTGTGTCAATACAGAATCCGGCAACCTGGTATCCGTTTTCGAGGGTACTGTTGTAAACGAAATTAACAGAACCATCGCCGACCCATATTGCTACACGGTCATTTGCGGTATCGCCGGGAGAAGCGTCGGCGCCACCGGGAGTTACCCAGCACGGCCCCCACGTCTGCATAAACGCATTGTAGGTACTTGTAACGTTTATCGCAGGAACACCCATAAAGGCGTTGTACTCAAGAGCGCCTTTGCCCAGATACTTGTACGGGTTCGGGTAAAGTTCGGCGCCATCGACTGCAACGGTCTGAGCGGTCTCAATCGGGCCGTCCAGCCATATCCTCATAGTACCACCTGCGTCACTCATTGCCTGATTCTTGACGACACAGCGATTCTGAACTTTTGATGTGCCGTGACCGAATACAACATAGCCACCGACAAGCTCATCCTCAAGAAAACCGGCAGTTCCATATCCCATAGAAGCCGCCACTGTAACGTCCGCCCAATCCTGACCGGCCGCAATAGCCGTAGGAACGACGGCAAAACCAACGTGCAAACTCACTGTAAAGTAATTAGCCGCTCCGAAACCAGCCAAAAGAGCTGTCTTGGAACCGCCGTATCTAAAGACACGGCCATCCCAAGTCATTATCCTCTTGCCGTATCGGAACAACTGTGTTGCAGACTGCTTGTAGAGATTGTTATCTACAGGCCGTCCATCTGTTTCAGTCACGACATTTACATTTCTCGTGCCGAAATAATTCTGTTCTGTAGCCATTTTTTTCTCCTATATTAGCCTCAGACCAATATATTCAAAAACCTCGTTTTTAACGTAATAACGAGCAAAAAGTGTAAACACTTTACACTTTTTATAGTGCGAACGATATTGCCGGATCAGGGTCAAGATTGAAAGGAACAACGCCTTTGCCCTGCAATCTGCAACCACCGGCCACTGCCTCCGCCCAGACTCGAACGTTGAAGTTCTTGCCAGGCTCCTCGGCAATCCTTGTTTTCAATCCACCTGAGTAAGTTCTCAGGACAGAACCCCTGTGATAGGCTGCGCATCGAATTGCACCCGTATCGACAGGGTCGTAAACAAATCTATCAGTTGGAAGAAAATGGAAATGGAAGCCCATGAAGTAATTGTTTGGTAGTTGTCCATTTACCAGAGCAGTTACAGCAGGGACGTAATCGCCACTCGTAGCTCTTGCATGACCGAGCAAATACCACTTCTGGTCCTCATTGACAACAATATGCCTGTCTGACGCAGGCACGCTGTTGTTGCCCATGATAACGCCAATCGTCGCTATCTTATTGATAGTGAGTCCGGTCTCAACGGTATCTGTAAAAGCTACCCCGGCTAAGTTCCTGACTCCATCGGAATTAAGCCCGATACATTCCGCTACATCGTACCAGGTAAGGGACGCTGTGCCTTCCTTACCGTAATATACGTCAGCGTATATATTGTCGAGGACAAGTTCATCTTCCCACCTGTTCTCGGCGTTTACCGCATTGTTCAGGTACTCACTGGATGGGTCGTTTAGCGTCTTGATAACGTCAATATCGTCAACAAGCTCGGACCACGTCCATGTGTGAAGGGAACTCCATCGCATCTTGTGGGAGGTCGGAATGTTCGGAGAATCGGATTGCCTTGCCCGGTCAACTACTCCGGAAGTAGGCTCAATGAAGGTAAATCTCTGTTTCTCAGAGTTTTGCGGCTCGTTGCGAACCGTGCCCTTGAGCATACTTTCTTTTTGCTGAAAGACCTGATTGAAAGACCGTTCATATTCTTTAATGAAGGTCTGGTCCAAATTGAAAGCACCCATAAGATTAATCTCCAAAAACGGTTAATAAAACTTATTCTCACGTTTCGGGAGAATAACCTTATGGGTGTCCCCCTGCATTTAACGTCTGTTGGACGTTGCGTACAGGCTCGCCAGCCGCTGCTGTCCTTACGGAATTAGCGGCGTATGTTATTCTGTAATTCGGTCTGTCGCCGAATCAAATCACTTCTCTTTTTCAATATATCGTAATGTTTCTGTCTGTCAAGTTCATTCGATGAAGTTCTCAACTTTCCGTCAAGGAATCCGGGTGTAGCCTCAAGCTCTTTGAGTTGTTCTTCGAGAGACTGGACTTTCGACTCGGTCGTATCGGCCAAAGCGGCACTTGTCGGTAAATCGTGCTTTTCGACATAAGAGGCGAACAAATCGAGTAACAACGGTCTCAAATGAGCGAACTCAGGGGCGTTGATACCACCGGTACGTTCACCATTTTCATCTTCCTTACCGAATAGCTCCTGATATTTCTCGGCAGGCCACAAATCGGAAGCGATGGTTATAAACTTCTTTGCAAGGTCGAGACGTACATCAAGTTTGTCGCCATGCTCATCCTGGAGCCTCTTGATCGCTTCGGCGGTGTTCTTATTGAGTTCGTCAATACCTTCCTTCTCAAAAGCACGAATACGATTCTGGAATATATCCATGACCGTATCGAACTGTTTCTGACTCAGGTTGACCTCATTGAGACGTTTCATCGTATCGGTCATAAACTCGGAGGTAACAACGTCCTCCGCCATGTCGTCCGGTCTATTGTACTGGTATTCTTTCGGAACTCCGATAGCGAGACGAAAGGCATCGACTTCCTCCGGTGTCGATTTTTCGGTAGGTATTATAACGCCTTTTTTCTTGCCCGAAGTATATTCACCGAGAAGTTTTTCGTTATGATATGCCTTCTTGAGTAAAGTCTTTACATTTTTGGCATAATCGGAATTGAAAAAATTCTCACTGCGAATATCTTCATCGAGAAAACTTTCCTTCCAGTTACCGACGAAGTTTCCTTCTTCGTCAATCGTTCCCGTCGTTCCCGAAGTCTGGGACGGATCCGCTGTTGCTCCGAGGTTCGTCTGGTTCTGATTTGTTTGGTTCGCTCCGAGGTTCGTTTCTTCCGGCATCTTCTACTCTCCTTAGCTTAGATATACATTCCGCTTCGCATTTTGCACATTTATATTTTTTTTGCTCGATGAACTTGGCGGTCATATCTTTATTGTAAATCGCCAAATCATCAACAGAGATTATAACTTTCGTTCTACATCTTGGACATTGTACTTCCAGAATTTCCATTTTCTACTCTCCTTAAATTTTGTTAATAATTCACTTGACTCACCAACTATCTTTATTTGTTTGTTTTATTTTTTGCTAATTCTATCTCCAACAAAACTTGAATTGCATGGGAAGAATTTAATGCCGCTTGTGAAAATCTTATGGCATCTTCTGATTTTTCGCATTTATTTGCTTTGTTTAATAAAATATTCACTGTTTTTTCATTTAAATCCATTGGGTTCTACCTCCAATCTTTTTAAATTCTAATGTTTTATTTGATTGGTGAGTCAAGTGATTCAACCCTTAAATTTTTAGGTATATTCTGCGGGTCTTTTGATAACCAATCTCGAATGATAAGAATGATTTCACGTTTACCCAAATTTCGTTGTCCCTGAGCCTCGTTTCCATCTACAAAAGTATTCCTGTTCTCATAACACTGATAGGACAGATATTCTATGACTCTCTGGCCGGACTCGCCTGAGAAAGCCTGCTTGAAAGCAATTACATATTTCTGCCAGTCCTCAGCCTCATCAGCCATGTTTCTTCCTCAGTCTGTGTTTCACTGCTCTTTTTTGTGTTGGCCGCCAGCCGTGCTTATATGCCTGAGCTACACGCTCAAAATTATCTCTGGCCTTTTCGGACTTAAAATGCCGAACTTCACCGGATGACATTTTCAGACTGGTCTTACCGATTTTCATCTATTTCCCAAAGGCATTCTTTATTGAAATACGGACAATATCCTGGAATGGCAATGCCATCTTTCTTAATTGATTCTTCCGTATCAATAACAAGTCTGCATTTTCTGCCTTCACAATGGTCGTCTTTGCATATAAATATTACTTTCATGCGACTTTTTTCCGATATTTTGCTTTGGCAGTTCGCCAATAAGCCTTTCCGGCAATCTTTTTCGCCCTCTTAGCACTCATACCTTTAGCTTTTGACTTTGCCTCAATTTCAGCAAAAGTTGAAGGCTTCATAATTGCTCCACGCTTTTGTTTTCTGCGCCATTGTTTTAGTCCCGCACTAACCATTATGTCGCTCCCGCCATAGCCTCTGCCGGACTTCCGGATTCCGGTGACTTCTGAGTATTCTTATAAGCATTCGACTCGGCCTCCAACTGGGCAATGCGCTTCATCATATCTTCACGCTCCGCCCTCTCAGCCCGAATAGCTTCCTTTTCCTCTGGTGTGTTAAGGTGTTCAATCTTCATCCCGTAGGTCGTGAGAATATCAGGCATCGTCCTATCCATATTGACTTGGTCACGAATATCAGGAAATACGTTACGTGCCCTTTCCATGAGGTCAATTGCTCTCTCGAATCCTCTGGCCTGAAATTCCTTCATTGCCATTGCAAGCTCACCCTGATACTCAATGGAGTAAGGCATACCTATGAGTTCGGGCGGTGGTTCTGGTATTCGCCCCCATTCAATCAATAAGGGTATGACATTCGTTAAGGTGGCGTTGAACAACTCTACTTGCTGCCGAGCGACAGGAGAAACAAGAAGCCTCAAGCTCTCCCTGTCTTTTTTTATAATCTCAAGGGTAGTACGCCTGTCACCTGTCATGTTTGTGAATAAAGTGAAAATGTGATTGTAAAAGAATCTTCTTATCACTTCCTTCTGGTCGTTTATCTCGTCTTTGGTGACTGGGAAGGCGCCGGGCAACGACAGATTGAGAGCTTTAATATCCTCAACATTCATAACCTCAGTACGACCATCAGGAAGCATATTAACGCTACCTTCAATGTCTCTTGTTAAATACGGAGGTCTCAAAAGTCTCTGACAACATTCAGTGTAGTCTTTTTTCTTTTGCTGAATGTCTTTAATTTCAGATAAACCCAAAACACCCCGGCCTCTACCCCATTTTTCGCTGTCACCCACGTCCCAACGATTGATTGCAAACGGGAATCTCGGAAAACCAGATCGCTTTATCACAATTTTTTCGTCGGCGTTAATGTGAATATCCTCAAAGGGCATGTTCATAACGTCACGATACGAATGGTTGCGATTTTTTCTCGGCCTGATTATACGGACGATTTCAAATTCCTTGTTCTGGGTATTGGGCTGATTGACGGCAAGTGTCACCTGTTCGCCGGGAGTTTTATATTCGTCCGCTATCTGTTTGGCTGTTCTCTTATATGAGAGTATGACTGCGTTTGCCATTCGGCTTGAATCCTGCATAAACTCAAAATTAGATACTTGCCAATTTTGGAAATTCAATTTGCGATTTTTGTAGTCCCACTCGGAATACAAACATCCCGTCCCGAATCCCATAGAGCTTTTAATGTTATTGTGAAGCTCGTTATCGAAATTGGAATCGAATATTTCATCGTGGGCTATCTGAACGGCTAATGCTACCCACCGTTTAATATCAGGCATTTCAGCTATGCGCCTGTCACGAATTCGGATATCGAAGAAATACTTTTCCCGTGGAATCCATGAGCCTATGAAACCGCTTGCCCCTGTTTCGAGAGCTTCGATAGCAGTTGCGTCTCTAATTACTGTTGACCTGTCCGCTCCTGGTGACTGCTGAGTAATGATTTGATTCTCAAGGGGATAGCCCAAATCGGCGAACTGCTGATAGAGGTTTTTGATATTGGTACTCTTGGCTCGCTCGGAGTTACGCAACGTCAAAATTTCTTCGGCTTCTTTGTCCATCGTTATCCTAAATAAGTTTTGGCTGCGAGTTTCGGTTTTTTCCTGCCGGTTATGATGGTTTTCTCATAGCCTGATTGCCGGGCTAACATCTTGAGATATGCGTCCGATTCAAATTCATCCATCGAGGCGAGTTCCTCTGGCTCCTTGACGGCAGGAGTCTTTAACTTCTTGAGTCCCAGAAAATCGCTTAGCCAACTCATACCATGAGTCTGAATTACTAAATGTCCAA